TTGTTAAAGGTGTTGAAGGCGCTATCGCTAACAAGACCGTGACTTACGATTTCGAACGCCTGATGGATGGCGCTAAACTGCTGAAATGTTCAGAGTTTGGTGACGCGATCATCGAAAATATGTAATCGGCTTTACGTAACATATAGCCAACACGAATGTAAAAATCGTGTTGGCTTTTTATTTCACGCCTCCTTTCCCCAAAACTTCCCCAAAACTCTTCCCCAAAACTGTTCATAAAATCACCTTCACACAGCAACCACAATCCAGTCTTTTCCGCGATCATCGTTATAGCGATCAGTCATTTTCTGAGTCTTATGGCCGAGTAACTTTTGAGTGTTCAAACCCTGTTCACGATACAGACGTTCCGATAGCGAACGCTGTTCATGAAAGGTGGGTGCTGCACCTTCAGCCCAGGTCAGTCCACAGTGATTCCGAGCTTTTTTGAACGTCGTCGTAATTGAACTGGCAGAAACCTTATCTCCCCGGACGGCCTGCGAGGTTGAGTGACGGAAATGGACCAGATATTTACTCACAACCGCATCGCGGCATTTGGCGACAACCTCCCTGAGTGAGATATCAATGGCCATGCACCTCAAGCTTAGAGGGATGGCAACACGGCAGCCGGTTTTCTCCTGAGTAACATGCAGCATGTCGTCCCAGATGTCCGAAAACTGCATATTAGAGATATCCCCAATCCGTTGGCCTGTGACCAGAGCTAATAGCATTGCGCACTGAAGATAGGGCGGGTGATCTTCTGCAGCGCTGAATATGGCCCGCCACTCATCCAGTGACAAACGCTGACGTATAACCCGGTTGCGCGGCTGTTTAGTGGCCTGTGCTGGATTGTAGCCAGGGGGAACGTGCCCAGCGTGCTGGGCCTCTTTGAACACATCAATAAGCGACATCCTCACTACCTGCGCCATTCGGTTATGGCCTTCGGCTTTAACAGCATCGACTATCTCCGCTACCTCTAACGCCCCAACGTCCTTTAAATACATCATCCCGCAATTCTGGCGTAGTAATTCGACCGGCTTCTTTTTCTGCTTCACGGAATTTAGTTTTATCTCGCCTGACTCAAGACGTTCCTGCTGTATTTCAAGGTAACGATCAAGCCAGGTCGTGACGGTAATAAATTCCCGCGATTCCCGCATTTTTGCGATCTTCTCGTTAACACTGAGGATCTGACGGGTGCGCTGTTCTGCAATAATGGCGTTGGCTTCATTTGCGACTTGTTTCGCTTCATCAGCATTAGTGCCCAGGCTGTGAAATTTTCCAGTGATAGGGTGCTTATATTGCCAATACACACGACCAGTGCGTTTATCCAGCTTTGAATAAAGGTTGGGGATTGTAATATTATGGGTGCGCGGTCTTGCAGCCATCCTCGATAATCCTTCTCAATTTTGGGTTTGCTGTCGGTGCTAATTTCGGTGTAGCAAGAATCCCGGTAAACCGCGCCTCACGATCAATCATCCATTTCCGGCCAACCTTTACCGCTGGTGGGGCCATCATTTTGCCTTTCGCATACGCCTTCAAAGTGCGCACACTTGGAGCCTCTTCTCCAAATTCATCTTTAGCCCAATCCTCAAGGCTAACCATTCTGGACATAATCAAACCTCATTACCGGACATTATTATTCCGCCATACTGATTAGCGCAGGGCCATTACTGCTTCCATCAACCCCATGAAACACCTTTGCGTGCTTACCTTCCTGGTAGCCGAGATATTTAGCATGAGAGGGCTTATCAGCATCTTTGCTGTTACGGGCCCTGGCTTCACTTATGCCTTCATCTCTTAGCCTCTCCGCGTAGGCGCTCATTTTGGCCTCCTGCTCTTCATCGATGACCAGCTCTTTCACTGCGTGATAGGCACCAGAGGCCCATCCCTCACAAAATTGGTCAGCCAGTGCAGTCTTTCGCTTCGGGGCAAGCCAACTTTCGCAGTGCTCGTTGATGAATTTTTTTCGAGCCTGCTTAATCTGGCGTGTCAGAACGTCGAAAATGTACGCAGCTGCAACATCACGGTTATCCAACCCGTAAAAACTAACGACGCGTTTGTAGCGGTAACCAGAGGTTGCTCTCCAACCCACAAGGCACTTAACAGCGAACGCCTTTTCGATGGTTTGAGTCAGGAAGATCATGTAGCGGGGCAGCTTCTCAGCATCACTTGGAGAGCTTTTGCTTTCACTGGTGCTGATTTCAGAGAACACGACCTCTGATTCACTCAGGCCATGCTCACGCATGAATGCCTGCGCTTTTGACATGGCACTGGCGGCTTCTGCAGGGCTGCTGGTGTTCTCAGCCAGACGCATCAATTTTTGGATTTTGGCGAGGTATTTCTTTTTGGCTGTTTCGTCCATCACTCACCATCCTTACCGGCGCGGAGTTGGTTAGCGAAGGCGGCCAGTTCATCGCGCAAGTCAATGGCGCCAGCAGAACGCATTTCGGCTATCTCATGGCTGAAGTCGTATGCATCCATCACGTAATCTGTATCGCAGTGATCCGTGCATGAATCGAGAGCGATGGAAATTGCCTCAGCCCGCACAGAGTTGAGGTAGGCGTCGGTGGCTTGCTGTTTCAGCACCTGCATTGCGTCGTATAGCAATGACTGTGCTGGATTAAGTGAATTCTGTACGGCGTGATAACCCGCCGCACTGTATTGACCAATCAGGCGAACAATTATTTCTCCACGAATCGCATTCTCAGCCGCTAACACGTCACGTTCTGCATTAAGGGCAGCGTAGCGTTCATAACTTACATAACGACCCGCCTTGTGCTCCAACATTCCCCTCAGCCCATTATGGGAATAACGTTTAACTTCACTCATTCCAGACTCCTTAACCCATACATTCCATGTAAATCCCGCTGGCAATCACTCGGGCACGTCGTTTAGCTGCAGCACGGTGGCGCTTGATAGCCTCCTCTGACCGGTCATTGCTCTGGTTGATCACCATTGGTGGCAATGCCTGCGGGGCAACCCGGCGTGGACGCCTGACCAGCGTGTAGGTGCGGTCGATAGCATTGCCACCCAAGCTGACCGGTTTGGACGCCTCAACCTGCAACGTTTCACCGCCGCGTCGAAGCGTGCTGTTGATCAGACGGTTGAACTCACGCAGGGTGATACCAAAGCGCGCCGCCAGCTCACGACCCGTTGCTGGGCCTTTGGATAGCTGCCATGCGAGCTTTTCGCTGAAACCGGCGTTCGGGCCGTTGCTGCAGCGATATTGGGCGAGTTTTTTCATAGCTGCGCCTCCTGCTGAGCAGGGCGGGAACATGCTGGTGAGTGAGTTGATGGCATTCTGGTGCGCGCGGTGCGTTTAAGGTTGAGCTGCGAAACCAGCCGAGATGTGTAATCGCCAGGGGTGTTACAGATGAGGCGTGGTTGGGGGTATTCGTCGAAAATTTCAGTAATCAGATCGTCGATGTCCAAGATCATAATCCGTTCCTCGATTATGGCTGGTGGGCTACTGCAATAGCCCACCGCCGTTTCTCCACACTAAAAATTTTGTGAGAGGAGCGCACATTCAGCGGAGCTGAGATCGTCATTCCTCAACGCAGTTCTATGGCAAAACGGATGTTCGCATTTACGGACTAAATGGTCAATAAAATTAGTTCGTTTTTACGGACGTGGGCGGGTGGGGTCGTTTCTACGGCCATTTATGAGGTGTCTTTTGAAGGGGGGCTATGGCAGTTTTGTTTGGACTGATACGCCAGTTGCAACGATCTGAGAAAGTGATTCTAACTCAATGGTTTTATAACCAGAATTTACGGGGGCGAGATATGCGCTCGGGCCATCGATCACTAACCGTTTAATTACCGCTGCATTACCAACGTTTGCCAAAACAATTTGACCTGATTTGGGCGTTGTATCGGGATCGAAAATGACTATAGCTCCCTCTGGTATTAGGCCAGCCATTGAATCATTGTCCATTTCTACAGAGAACGCATGGGGGGATACGTCATCAGTAACGGTAGTCCATTTTGAAAATTTGGGATTTTGAATCATTAGATTTCTCCAGTCCCCCGCCTGCGACAGCGAGATTAGAGGGATTCTCTGGACTGGCCTTTGATCCATCTCAGCCCTGTTACTCCTTTGTGAGTAGTTCCCGCCATTTATTAACCAAGTTTCCGTCACGTTTAGAATGCTAGCCAATTTGGGAATATGTGTTGCAGAAGGGTTATTGTTGCCATTGACCCACTGGCTCACCGTACTTTTTGAAGCTCCGGTTCCAGCTACAAGATCTCTACTGCGCAGATTGAGTTCCTGCATCCTACTCACGATGCGATCGCTTATGGTTTGATGAAATGGCTGCTTCATTGCTGTCCGCTTTTCTGAACTATCAAAGTTTGAATTATTGACCAGACTGCATCCGTTGACTTAAACTCAATACGTTCGCTTTTACGGATGAGAGGATTATGAATAAATCAGAGGTTTTAAGCTATTACGGTGGAGTTACAGCAACTGCGCGATATCTAAATATCGCGAAATCCAGCGTTAGCGGGTGGTCAGACCCAATCCCATGGAAATTTGCGCTGCTGTTATCCGAAGTTACAAACAACAAGCTCAAGTTCGTTTCCAGTGATTATCCCGAACTGATGCCGCTTTTTGAACCACAGCCGGGGGTGGAACAGCGTGGGTAATGAACCGAAATGGAAAGCTGAACGACAGCCAGCGTGGTTGATTAAGGCGATCCGAAAAACAATCGCCGGTCTTGCTGGTGGATATTCCGAGGCCGCTGAGATTCTGGATGTTACCGAGGACGGCGTTCATAACAGGCTGCGCAATGGTGGCGATCAGTTGTTTCCGATTGGCTGGTCGATGGTGTTGCAGCAGGCAGCTGGTAGTCATCACATCGCAACAGCCATAGCGAAAACCTCTGGCGGCGTGTTCGTGCCACTACCGGATGTCGAGCTGGTGGATTACGGCGATATCAATCAGCGACTACTGGAAGCAATCGAGCAGATCACCCGGTACTCACAGCAGGTAAGGGCAGCTATTGAGGATGGAGTGGTTGAACCGCATGAGCGTGAGGTGATTGACGAGGAGCTACACCGTGCCATTACCAAATTACAGGAGCACACGACGCTGGTTTACAGGGTTTTTTGTGCCCCAGAAAAGTGAAAGCGCCAGGTTGCAGCCCGGCGCTTTCGGCGACTACATCAATTAGTGTGGAGAAATAATCGCGTGAATAATTTAAACAGATCCCCGGATTTTCCGCAATTCCGCTGCCTGCCCATGAGGGGCGGGCGCAGTCGGCAGCCATTCCGTTATGTGTCGAATTTACAGGGCGTGAGCAATTTAGTCACCCGCGACGACATAGAGCGGGCTGTGGGTGACTACCTCAGAAAATCAAATCAATCAGGGGGCTAAATGCCCCAGCTATCAGACGAAGTTATTCAGCCCTGGGTCGCGCGCTATGTCGATCCACGCGGCGTTATTGTTGAAACCATAGGCGTCGATGTAACGAATAACCGGGTGCTGTTCAGGCGTCCAGGTTACCCGTACGTCTGCGTCCAGCCCCGCAATCTATGGGGTCAGAAGTTCAGGAGAGTTAGTGATGAGCGTTAAATTGTCTGCATACGTCTGGGACGGTTGCGCGGCGTCAGGTATGAAAATCACCATTGTGGCCATCATGGCGCGCCTGGCTGATTTCTCCAGCGATGAGGGTATCTGCTGGCCGTCAATCGCGACCATAGCCCGTCAAATAGGCGCAGGCTCCAGCACTGTGCGCACTTCGATACGCAAGCTAGAGGCCGATGGCTGGCTGACCAGTACCACACGGCGTAAGGGGAACCGTAACACCTCGAACATGTATCAGCTAAATGTCAGGAAACTGCGTGACGCTGCCTATGCCCACCAGCCAGATTTTGACGCGTCAGAATCTGACACATCAAAATCTGATGCATCAAAAACTGACACATCAAAATCTGACCCCTCAAATTTTGACCCGTCGGAATCTGGCAAGAATCCGGGTTTTCACCCGCCAGAATCTGGCGACGATCCGTCAGTAAATTCAAAACATGATCCATCAGATAAAAACCCTATATGTCCTGGAGCTACGCCCCCGGACGTTCTGCTTGTGGATAAACCCCTGTCTGGTGATTCAGACGCGGTGGTGCATAGCCCCAAAAGAACCATGTGGGGCAGTGAGGAGGATTTGAAATGCGCGCAGTGGATATGGGAGCAGATCATCCACCTCTACGAAAAAGCGGCTGAGACTGATGGCGAACTGGCAAGACCAAGAGAACCCAACTGGACCGCGTGGGCTAACGACGTCCGCCTGATGTGCTCACAGGACCAACGCACCCACTACCAGATTTGCCAGATGTTCAGACGCGTCCAAGGCGATCCGTTCTGGTGCCGGAATATCCTCAGCCCAGCAAAACTCCGTGAAAAATGGGATGAGCTGGTGGTCAGGCTCGGTCCGGTTCAGCGGTCAGTCACAGACATTTCACCAGTCGATTACGCCATCCCGGAAGGGTTTCGCGGTTATTAAGGGACTAAAAAATGACAACTTTATCTCAGCATTACAAACAGAAAGACAGCAACGGCACAGGCACCACCGTCAAAAAAACATTCATGGTGCCGCTTGAGGAGCTGTACACCGTAGACGGCGAACAGGGCCGCCCATTGAACATGGCGCACGCTGAAAAAATGTGTGAGCTATGGATGTCCGGTGTTGACCTTCCTGCGCTAGTCGTCGAGGTAACAGAGCGCGGCATTCACATCATTGACGGTCAGCATCGGTACATGGGGGCATGCCTGGCTACTGATAGAGGGCATCAGGTTGCACGCATCGAGTGCAAGGATTTTATCGGCACTGAATTGCAAAAGCTCGCATTACAGACGGGCAGTAGTGAGGGATTGCAGATCACGCCTATCCAGCGCGCAATCAACTATAACAAGGCCAAAAACGCAGGCTTCACTCTTGCTGAAATCGCCACAGAGTTTCACCGGTCGATCACTGACGTTGAGAACCACCTGCAGTTGCTCTCATCAGGTGAAACACTCCTGAACATGGTGGAGTCTGGTGAGGTCTCTGCCACCACCGCTGTGGAGTTGAGCAAAAAACACGGACCTGCGGCTGGCCGCATTGCCGGAGAGCAACTGGAGAAAGCCAAAGCCGCGGGCAAGAAAAAACTGACCCGTAACGCCGCCCTGGCACAATTCAGTGCCAAACAGTCTCGCCAGCTGGTGGAGCTGTTAGCCAAACATTGCCAGGCAGAGCAGGATGAGGAGGGCGCACGCGTTACTTTGACGCTTGAGACTGACCTGCAGGTGGCTGAGTTGATAGATATTATTCAGGCCGCCAGAGAGCATTACGGCGTGACAGCTTCCGCCAGTGAACAACCGGCACCGGCTGAGCCAGAGAACGACGAGGGTGATGACCTGCCGCTGCTGAAACATGAAATCCTGGAGAAGAGCGGCGTAGAGGTCTGGGCCTGTATTCAGGCGGCGTTCAAAATCAAATCCCAATACACCTACGCTCAGTCTAAATATGCACACACATGGGCGGCAGATTCTGTCGAGCACCCCGAGCACGTAGTTGTCCCAGAGGAAACCATCCAGTCAGCCCTGCGATTCATCCAGCAGCACCAGGATGACCAGGCGATCAAGCAGTGGTTATCTGAGCAGCATGATGATCCAGAAGTAGTGGAAGAGCAGTTGCAGCGGTTCTCCAGTGTGCTGATTGGTTTGCGGCAGGACCAGCCATGCACGGTTCAGGAGTTCATCGAGCTGGTGGAACAGACCGACCGTGATTGCTGGTCCAATTACCGTATGCTGCGTCAGGCCATCCACGAGATTTCTGGTCAGATGGCGATTCCTGATATGGGAGTGGCGCAGTGAAAAATGACCTGTTAGCTGTGTTGTTAATATGCGCTTTAGCCTGGGTACTGAGTGGATGCCTCAGTTGGCTGGCAATCAGTTGCCCGGCATACAGATACGCATGCGCAATTCTGGTATCGCTGGCAGCTGCGTTAATTGCGACGCACCACCTGCTTAAACGTCTGATTGGGAGGGCGGCATGATCCACTACCACGGCGGACCAATCACGCCTGATACCTGCGCCATCCGGGCATGGAAAGGCAGGCATGCATTCATCTCATTTGCTCATGCGGGCCAGATAAATCTCGCCTCTGAAATCTGCCAATCATTCTCGCTGGATAACGGCGCGTTTACTGCCTGGAAAGCCGCTGGCCGAAACAAAATTGACTGGTCGGATTATTACGAGTTCGTGGCGCGCTGGAAAAACCATCCCGGATTTGATTTTGCCATTATCCCGGACGTAATCGATGGCGGAGAAGCAGAGAACGAAGCCTTGCTTGATGAGTGGCCACACGGTGATTTCTATGGCGTACCGGTATGGCACATGAACGAACGCGACGACCGGTTTATCCGGCTTTGCAACGAATGGCCTCGGGTGGCCATCGGCAGTTGTGGGGAATATGACGTCAAAAGTCCCAAGAAAGCAATTGCGAGGTTGAGAGACTTGATCCGACATGTTGTTAATGACCAGGGGCAGCCAATCACGAAACTTCATGGATTGAGAATGCTAAGGCCTCAAATATTCACCAGCATACCTCTAGCCAGTGCTGACAGCACCAACGTTGCCAGAAACATCGGCATCGACAAGGCGTGGTCTGGAGCCTATGCACCGGCATCCAAAGAGACGCGCGCCGCGTTGATGGTTGAGCGCATTGAGTCACACAACAGCCCCGGATCACTGAATTACTGTGAGCAGCGGGACCGATTCAATATGCAACTGCAACTGGCAGTGTAGGGGAGAGAATGAGAGCGTTACTAACTCCCGAGGTTGCACCACGCACAGGGATAGTGCTGCTCAAGCCGGGGCCGGGTTTGGAAAAACTTTTTCAGGGCCGCGTTGTGATCAGCACACCCACAATGGACCTGTCAGACAAACCATCAGGTCTGCTGAACGACAGCACGCAGCCTTTGCTGGATGAACCCTCACTGAATGCCTTCTTTAGTCATGAACGCGTTATTGCGGCTGCTGGTGGGCCTAATGCGCTGGCGACCTATGTTCAGTCGCTCGGTTATTGTCAGTGGGAACGGCTGGGCACCTGGTACTATCACGAATTCACGATGGCAGAGACTGAGAGCGGTCCGGTCTCATTATGCTGCAGTCATGATACTGAGTTCATGAAAAACGGTATGCCGGGCAACATGGACGCCATTGCGAAACGGAACACCGCACTGTGGATCATCAGAGTCGCCTGCAGCCAGATGGCGCTGCACGGCGACCACCTGCTCACACTGCCAGAACTATGCTGGTGGGCGTCACTGAATGACGTTGTTGATCTGATTCCAGAGGCATCGGCACGACGCGTTCTGCGCATGCCTAAAGACAACATCCCACAAGGCGAGCTGAAAGAGTCGCTGATTGCACCGGTACGCCGGGCGACGGAAATCATTCAGGAAGCCGCGCAGGAGGTTAAAAGAGTAATTACCCTGCAGGCCGATCCTGAATCACCAGAGTCATTCATGCTGCGGCCTAAACGCCGCCGTTGGGAGAGCACCAAATACACGCGATGGGTTAAGTCGCAGCCGTGCGCCTGTTGCAATCAGCATGCTGACGACCCGCATCACATCATTGGACATGGGCAGGGAGGAATGGGTACTAAATCCCACGACCTATTTGTGATACCGCTTTGCAGAGCGCATCACGATGAGTTGCACAGGGATGTCAGGGCGTTTGAGGAGAAATACGGCAGCCAGATTGCGCTGCTGTTCCGGTTCCTTGATTACTCGATAGCTATAGGTGTTATAGGTTCCTAAAAAATTAAATATTTGGAGAAAATAATGCGTGATATTTCTAATATTTTAGAATTATGGGCAAGTTGGGCTCGTTCGGGAAATAATGGTATAGACTACCCATCAATCGCTGCAGGCTTCAAGGGGTTGTTGCCACAAACATCTAAATTTTGTCTAAATTGCTGTGATGATGATGGTTTATTAATAGACTCCTGCATTGCACAGCTTAAAAAAAGGCGTCCTGAGGAATATGATCTTTTGTTGCAATATTATTGCTATAATATTTCAAAGCGGAAGATAGCAAAAAAAATTAAATGTGATGAGAGGTTAGTGCGAATAAAAATTAAAATGGCAGAAGGTTTTATTGACGGATGTCTATCAGCAATGAATATTAAGCTTGAGTGTGAATGATTTTTTTGCGGGCTCATGAACTTGAGCCCGCATACATGTTTAGCTATAGCTATCAATAGGTGATATTGCCGTTAATGGTAAAGAGTGAAACTTTGCTATTTTTTTAATGTTTTCAATTACTTGTGGTATTTTGCTTTCGTCGGTAGGATAGGCTATGTAGCTTGAAAGTGGTTCGGCAGATTTATCGATAACTTTTGACACGGATTCAATGTCATCTTCTAAATCTAAATAACTCATAAAATCAGCAAAAGAACCGGCTTTTTGATCTGTGGTAAAGAAGACTGCTTTGTTAATTGAGCTTTTATGTTTAAAGTTGCTACGGTGACTTGAGTTAATGAAATTATTTGAGCTAATTCTTGCTACTTTGGATATTGATTCCTCAATAGCATCCAACCTGTTTAATATGTATTTTTCAGCTGTGGGGGTTTCTGCGGATTCTTTGATTATGAGGGCCTCTGCCACTCGATATATTGGATTGTCTGGTTCTTTATCGTTTATAGCTTCATCAATAGCTTTCTCTAACTTCGGTAATAGTTCAAAAGCACCAGCCATATCGTTTTTATAAAATATTGTTCGCTCATCTGAAATATCAAATGGTAGCGTGGTTCCATCTTCAGCAATCGTTATAACTGGGAGTCTCACAGCATGCCTAACTGCTAATTCATACATTACATTTGGGTTTAATTCAGTTAGATTAGCAATTACGAGATCATCTTGAATTAAATGCCTGATCACTTGCTTAGTTATTGAGCCAAGAGTGGAGATTTCGTGTGCCACATGAACAGAGTATCCTTTCTTTTCTAAAGAAGGCTTAATTACAGTGTCCAATATACCTTGGGCTTTACGTCGGGTATCTGAATCTCCTGCTCCGATTGGAGTGACAACAAAACAACTTTTTGGCTTATCAACTTTTTCTTCGTTTTCCATGTTCATGGCCTCAGGTTTCTTTCAAAATAAATTATGGATAAATTAAAAAAACTATCGCGGTCCGCAAAAAGTTATGTAATGTGATAAGTGTCGCATCTGCACAGTAATCCTTACCATCGAAATCTCTTAAACTTTGATGCTATTACGCCTTGATTTTGAACAACCACGAGGTTTTTTGACTTCTGATTTTCCTCACCTGACATCATCTTTAAGCATGATCAATCAGGCACGTTAGCAACACCATCCTACAGCGGATATCCATGCCTTCAATGCTGAACTTCCAGCATCTAGCACTGCAATGGAAAAAATCTGACTGATGCCAAGAGATTCTTACCAATCTATTTTGGAAATGTAAATTATTAATCATCAAGAGGGACTTCTAATGGCTGAGCCATTAAGCACCGGCGCTACGACAACAGTAGCTGGCTGGGGCATTGTCACGTCTGCGTTGGTGGGATTCATCACCTCTGTGGATTACTCGATCGCGTTCGGTGCGTTTGCCGGGTCGATGTGCTTTATCGTCACTGTAAGCGACCTGACGCGACGACAGATATTTGGTTATTTCCTATTTGGCTATGCAGCTGGCGTATTTGGAGCCGGATTTGTGGCGGACAAAGTAGAGGACTATCTCAACTACCGCGAAAAGCCGTTGGACGCACTGGCTGCGGTGATCATTTCCGCTGCTGCGGTGCAGGGCTATTTTTGGCTGAAAAATGGCGGTATTTCAAAACTGCCGTTCGTCAAAAAATGGATGAGGGAAAAATCATGATCAGCCACGATCTCCTAACGGTAATTGATGTCGCCATTTGTGCAGCTATTGCTTTGCGTCTGATGTTGTTCAGTAAAACGGGCAGAACGCATAAACCGGGTATCTCTTGGGTAGCTGCTGGCCTGATTCTGTTTTACGGCAACTTTGGACTGCTCTGGTTATTCTGTCATTACCACGCCAGCGGCTGGCCGGTGGTTGTGGCGAACGCACTGATATGCATCGCGGTGTATGCGGCACGTGGAAATGTTGCGCACATTGTTTCTTATCCAACGGAGGGAAGTAGTAAAAAATGACAGGCAATAAAAAATCACGCGGCATCCGCAACAACAACCCCGGAAACATTCGCTGGGGCGATGAGTGGCAAGGTCTAGTGCCAAAATCCCAGCGCACTGATAAATCATTCTGCCAGTTTATCAAACCTGAATACGGCATCCGCGCAATGATTGTCATCCTGCGCAATTATCAGAGCAAATATGGGCTGCGGACGATCACCGGCATGATCAAGCGCTGGGCACCACCTAACGAGAACAATACGGACGCATACATTAACAGTGTTGCGCAGGCTACCAGTACCGGAGTAAATGAGCAGATTGATCTGGCCGACAGCCGTAGACTGTTTTCTCTACTGCAAGCCATCATTCAACACGAAAATGGCTCCCAACCTTACGGATTCGAGGTTTTCATTAGCGCTCTCGATCTGGCTGGCTCGCAATAGGTGCAGAATCGATGAATAGACTCTATGTGGCAGGGGTCCTTACGGTTGTAGTCCTAGTGCTCGGTTGGACTGCCAAACACTATTACGATAAAGCTGAATCTTGGAAAAGAGTTGCAGAGCGTTCGCAGGAGCTTACCAAACAGCAGGCAGTCATTATCACCGACATGCAAAAGCGTCAGCGCGAGGTGGCCGCACTTGATGAGAAATACACAAAGGAATTGACTGATGCTAAAGCCACTATCAATCAGCTGCATGATGATGTTGCTACTGGCAAGCGCCGGTTGCAACTCAACGCCACCTGTGAGAAGCAATCTGCCTCCCGCACCACCAGCATGGATGATGCAGCCAGCGCCCGACTTACTGACTCCGCTCAGCAGGATTATTTCACCCTCAGAAAGCGAATCGAAGTAGCTGGAAAGCAAATAGCCGGTTTGCAGCACTACATAAAAGAACAATGCCTTTAGCTTAATTTGCTTTAAAAAAGGTAGTAAAATTCTCCCGTATAAAAAAGGAGAAGCATCATGGCAGTTGATTATATTTCATATGAAACAATGAAGGCGGCGAGGGATACGGCAGATTTTACATTTTGGATCATGATTGGTACTTGGGTCGCGGGAATCGCTACTTCTTTTGCTGTTATCATCACCCTTTATGTGACGGTTAATCAAAAAAGAGTTAGATTGAGTTGTGTTTTAGGCGAGAAAATTATTGTAAGTCCTTTACATTCCTTTGGTGATGCTGAATCCAGAGGGATATCATTCGTGATAACAAACAAGTCGAACTTTCCTCTTCAAATCAATCATTTAGGGCTTAGATGTAAGTCTTATCCATGGCAAGAAAAAAAGTATTGGTTTTTGAAAATAGATAAACATCCATATGGGGATTCAATACCAAAAAAGATTGAGCAAGGGGAGCAATGTCATCTTTGGATTCCATTAGATGAACGAGAAGATGATTGGTATAAATATCTTTCTGGAATCATTTCCAAAGCAGGGAGGAAGCCTGAAAGAATGCGAATAGTTGTAACAACAAGTTTTGGTAAGTCTCCAAGTTTTAAGTTGCCAAAAAAAATATTAGAAAGTCTCAATACAGCACAAGCATCCTAACCGCCTACGGGCGGTTTTTTATTGGAGCAACCAATGATTTTTATCTCCGAAGCCACTGTCATTGGTGGCACCAGTATGCCGGGGATATCAATACCCGGCGCTATCGTTATTGGCGGTCAGGAAAAACCACCAGCCGACACCATATTCATCCAGAACGATAGCAACAAAACTCCCACATCCCCGTGGTATGTCACTCAGATCGACAACACGAATTACACGATGCTGAATGCCACCGCCCCTAAAGGATGGCAATATCTCGGTGCGTTCCTCGTCAGAGGTGAAACCGGCGCTCAAATCGGGCGTGCGGAGGGGGCTGTCTGGACGATATCCAACCCCGGTATGGTGCAGTATATCAGCACATCAGCTGGTGGTCAGGCTGCCGTAAGCATACTGACAGCGAGAACCTGCACGCTAACGGTGTCGCTGCGTGGCATGGTTTCGACACTTGTGATAACCGCCGTCAAACAGCTAGGCCAATAAAATGAGATGTATCTATGTCTGAGCCATTAACCGTAACGAGAACGCCCGTCCAGATTACGGACGGCAATAACAGCGCCCACGTGACAGTCGCTGAAGGGTTTATTGAGTATGCCGACAGCGCAGACTCAGCTGCCTGGCATAGAGCTGACCGCGTGCTAAGTATATTTTCGCCATGGATAATCTGGTTAAGGGTATCATCAGGCACAAAAGCCACAGTGGTTGTGTCAAAACATGTAAGCTAATTGAGTGTCTTAAATATTGCTTTATTTTTTAATTCTTTGGTAAACACCTAATGCTCCACCGATAGCCCCTAAAGCCAAAAATGCAGCGCCAAATACGCCTTTTTTGGAACTTTTAGATTCCTTAAGTAGTGACTGCTGACCTGCAATAGTCATCCTCTCTATGGCTTGAATGGATTCGGAGGCTTTTGATTCATGAGCTATCCCAATATTGGCGATTGCCTCAATGCTTTTAGCCGTCATACCAGCTGTATTTTCTATAGTGATTTTATGGATGCTGGATATTGAATCTTGAGTGGACTTAACAACAGTTGTTTTGCCTTTTTCCGACAAGGCGGGAATTAGTTCAGTATCTTTTACTAATTTCCCAAGAGACTCAAAGGCAGATACCTTCCTACCTGAATCATCCATGCTATGTAACACCCGTTCAGAAAGGGTCATTTTATCGTTCATAGTCATACCTTCTAATCAGTCTTTTTATCTTTAACGGCAAAAAAATTTATAACTTGAGTTAGTTAGTTGATTTTAACTTCACTGGAAATGACTATGACGACCAAAACTAAAACTGGCCGTCCTTCTGTTTATCTACCAGAGGTGGCTGCAAACATCTGTTCACTGCTTGCTGATGGTGAAAGCTTGCGCAAGATATGTAAGCGTCGCGGCATGCCTAATAAGTCGACTGTCTTCCGTTGGCTGGCTAAGCATGCGGAGTTTCGCGACCAATACGCGAAAGCAACTGAGACCAGAGCCGACGCCATTTTCGAAGAAATGTTCTATATCGCCGATAATGCAGCTGAAGAGTCTGCGGCGGTGGCGAAGGCGCGACTGCGAATTGATACACGTAAATGGGCTCTGGCTCGGATGAACCCGAAGAAATACGGTGACAAAGTGAGTCAGGAAATCGACCATAAATCATCTGATGGCAGTATGGCACCTAAACCTACTGTTATTCAATTGGTAGCCGTCGAGCCAAAGAATGAGTGATACCGTACAACTCCCGATCCCCGCAAAACTGGCTCCTCTGTTCACTGCGGTCAACAAACGCTATCGCTGCTCACATGGTGGGCGCGGCAGTGCAAAGACACGCACTTTTGCCTTGATGACAGCCGTCAGGGCATATCAAGCGATGATGAACCGTGAGAGCGGCGTGATCCTTTGTGCGCGTGAGTTCATGAACTCACTGGAGGAGTCGAGCATGCAGGAGGTTAAGCAGGCGATCCTCTCCGTCCCATGGCTGGCGTCTAACTTTGACATTGGTGATAAATACATCCGTACCATCGACAAAACGGTGACATATGTTTTCTCTGGTCTGCGGCACAACCTGGACAGCATCAAGTCGAAAGCGCGTATTCTACTGTGCTGGGTTGATGAGGCTGAGTCAGTCAGTGAAATCGCCTGGCAGAAGCTTAGCCCGACAGTGCGCGAAGAGGGATCAGAGATTTGGGTGACATGGAACCCTGAGCGCGACGGCAGCGCTACTGATAAGCGGTTCCGCAAAGAGGCTGGTGACGACTGCATAACCGTAGAGATGAATTACACGGATAACCCCTGGTTTCCTGACGTGTTGGAGAGGGAGCGCCAGAACGATGAGCGTCGCCTCGATCCAGCAACTTATGCCTGGGTATGGGAGGGTGCATACCTCGAAAACTCAGACAAACAGGTGCTGGCAGGTAAATACCGTGTTGCTGAGTTCTCGGATAATTTGTGGAAAGAGGCGGAAC